TGAAGGGGTCATATCATCATCTCTAACACTAGGGCACTTTACAGATGGAGAGAATGCATAAGAAACTTTAAGTGGGACTATAATATCTTCGATGAGATCTTTTGCTTGCTTTGGTAAGGGGATACACTTCCCATTATTTTTACAGGCATAGGACTCAGTAACGAACAAGACATCTACAGGCTTAACATCCTCGTAATCAACAATACAATGTTCAGACTTGTTGATCTTAAGAATGGAGCAACCCTCACATAGAGGATTGATACCCACTCCGCTCTCAGCATATAAATTATTAAGGTTCATGGCGAAACACTACATAGACAACGACAGGTTTGAGGAACTGATCTTATTCTACCAGGAAGATCCAAGAAAACATGAGGAAGAGCTATTTTCTATGTTTGATCTTTTAATACAGAACATACTAGTATCTTACGGGTTTTCTGTAGACCTGGATGATGCCAAGCAAGACTGCTTTGTACTTATTTTAAAGACCTTGGGGAAATTTAAACCAGAGAACGGAAAGGCTTTTAATTACTTCACTACAATTATAATGAATAATCTCAGGCTAATCTACACAAAGAATAAAAAATATAGAGAGAAGCTGGATGCTTACGAAGAACTGATGAAGAATAAGTCTAGCTAACCGTATCTTCTCATCGCTAACAACGCATACCCAACTATGTCCTGATAAGGATTCTCATCGAATGCGTCTGGGTCATTAGCTATACGAAAAAGTTTATCTAATATCCTAGCAATCGTAAGGAGGTCACCATACTGATCTACCTTTATACCATTAGGAAACATTTCCTTCAAGCACCTACCACTCCTACCAAAAGAATCCCCATAAGCCTTCTGCTTATCCTCAACAAGCTTCCCCACCATAGACCCTATATCTGAGTAGGTTCTTTCAGAAGCCTTCTTCGTATACTCTCCTTCCATTATTTCTCCAAGCGTAGTCGTCTATAGATGTCAGTTACATGGTCAGTGACGGTAAGTTTCTTATCCCTGCCTCTGCCCTCTAATACTACCAAGCAAGGTGTCTTTTTCACACCCCAAATCACAAAACTATGTGGGGTGTCAAAAGAATTTACTATGCTTAAAGATATTTTAGGGGAGTTACCCTTTAATAGATTTGTAATCCTAGTAGATACGGGATCCCACAAAGAAGTATATAAAATATACTCCCTTTTACCACTAAACCTTTGATCTTTAATGAGTTTATTAATCTCATTCTCTTTAGAAATAGTTCTAATATTATTCATCGTCGTCTAAATCTTCCAAAGCAGAGGTATCAAATGATACCTCCCCATCCTTAAGGTCCATGCTTTCAGATAATTTACTAACTATATTCTGCTCCAAGGTTCCTAACCCCAAGAAGAATATAGATTTAAGAAAATCATCTTCCGAAATTTCGTCTGGTTTAGTGCCCCTCATAAAAGTGAGGTAAGCATCTGACTGCTCCTGGTCTAACTTTAAGGTAATCTTCATTCTATTCTTGCTCCTGTGTGTATAATTAAAAATCCATGAATCAATATCTAGAACAGTATCCTCTGTTACTATAGGTGTAATATCAACTTCGAACATAAACTATAATAGTACAGTAGGAGATAAACATGGAAGATTTATACAATTTAGATAATCTGCGTAAGAAGCCAAAGCGTAAGAATAGTAAGGCCAAGGGGTCAGCGTTTGAAAGAAAGGTAGCAAAGCTTCTTAATGAACACTTTGAGACCACCGACTTCCAAAGAACTCCTGGCTCGGGTGCCTATGCTACCACACATACCCTCCCAGATCATCTAAAAATCCATGGAGATTTGATAACTCCTAAGAATTTCATCTATACCATTGAATGTAAGAAGGGTTACAACGATCTGGACCTATACTCCCTACTCAATCCAAAATCTAAGATCTATGATTTCATCAAACAGACAGAAAAAGATGCTGAAGAAGCAAATAAATCAGGATTAGTGTTGATGGCTCAGGATCGTCGTGATATTATAGTTTTAATTAAGCAAGATAGCCATATATGTAATCAACTAAAGCTTAACAATAAAAGAGTGATATACATACTGAAGGACTATGCCTTAACAGCATTTAAAGATCTACTTAGTATAGATAGGTCTTTATTCTTTAATTAAGTGACTAAACATTAACTCTTGAACTTCTAACAACTTATGCATGAGTTCTGTAGATGAATATTCTGTACTAGAATCTTCCCTTCTTTCCCCAGGGTAATAACCTTCAGGAACATTAAAATCTACTGCTGTAATATCCTTTTTAAGACTAAACCCTATAGAACCTACACGCATTACTGTATCATACCAAGATACTTCACTTGAAGGGGAGTCAGATCCCATAAAAGAGCTTAAAGTATCTTTTATAAGTTTATTTCTTTTATGTCTAGCTGTTTTATTCTTTTTGGGGTTTACTACAGTATCATTAGCATCATTCCTATCATAAGCTCCCCTAGCTATTAATAAAGCCATGGTATGCTTCCAGGATTCTCTAGTGTCAGCGTCTTCACTCTCTAACCCTTCCCTAATACTGTTACTAAATAACATATTTTGTAATTCCTTCTTAACTTTTTCAGCCATTAGAATATCTTTAGGGTCATCTGATTGAGTTGTTAATTTCTTTACCTGTTCATCAGATATGTTTAAAGGGTTGTCTGCACCCCCTAAAGCACCCCATAACTCATTTCGTACTTCTTGTGTAGTAAGGGTAGTTGATTCTGCGTTTTGTAGTCTATCTATATTTGCATACTTTTCAGAAATAGAATCTAGATTCTCCATAACCTTAGGTATGTGATCCTTAGATTTAAATAAACTAGTCATCCCTTTTAACCATGCAGCCTCTTCTG